TTCCACTGATTGCGGAAAAAATATTGAATTTCAGTTCCGCAATATCATCCGCCCCAATGACATCCAGCAGAAAATCTTCTGTCAGCGGTTCCGGTGCGTCGTTTCCCATCAGTTTCTGGTAAGCACTGCCAGCTCTGCTCATTTCCGACAGCAGCCAGAAGCACTCTGTCAGAATTTTTCCAATATCTCCAGCTTCACTTTCCAGCGCACTGCCGATATTGTCGATGGAACCATATCTTTTATTACACTCCACAATCACCCTTGCGCTGAAACTCAAAGGATAGTTCTTTCCTGCGACTTCCATCATACCTGTTTTCATTTCGTTTCTCCTTTCTTACAGCACCGCAAAATCAACTTCACCCGATCCAATGATCGGGCTTACGGCTCCCCCGCAATGGACAGGAACTGTTTGATTGCCGCTTCTGCGTCTGCCTCACTGTTCATGACGCTGGATACCTTTTTCCATGTGTGTTTCTCTCCATCACTGCGCAAAATGGTGCCGGAAATTTCCGGTGTACCAAATTCAATGGTTTCTCCCTGTGTGGTAAAGGTATCGCTGGGATTGTTCAGCTTGATTTTAGGCAGGATCACTGCCTGATACCCAATCACATTGTTATTCTGCACTTTCACAATGGCGCCAAAGCCCAGATAAGGCGTATTCTGATCATCATCCCAGTTGTACCATTTGGGTGTTTCTGTTTTGATATCCTTGCTGGTAATGGTTTCTTCCTTAACGCCCAGCACCTTCATCATCACATCAGGCAGCAGATCGTCCGTGGTCAATGTCAGACTGCCGCCGCTGAAGGTATTGGCGCTTTCCGCTGGACCATTATCGGCATACAGGATGTTGTCATCGCCTTCTTCCAGTTCGATGGACAATTCCACAGCTTTACCAATCAATGCCCCTTCTGAATAGGTGACTGTACTTCCTGTGTTGCTGTACTTTGCACAATAAGGTTTGCTCAAACCAATCTTTGCCATCTATATCACTCCTTCATTTTTTCCTTGATTGCTCCTTCAATAGTTTCTTCCATAATTTTCTTTGCTTTGTTTCTCGTTAACCTTATGGCATTGTCAAAAAAAGGCTGCTTGCTGCTGAAAGAAGTCCCGCTGTTGAATATCCTTGCCACCATCACATTTGGCTGTCCATTGGGGTATTTTGGCGTTCTGACGGCGTTATAACCATCAAAGCCAAGTTTGACATTGCGGAATCCTCCATCTGTTTCCATGGGAGAAATACCAAAGCTTTCCAAAAGTCCCTGCTTCTGCTTTGCCCGTCGTTGGGATTCTTCCGGTGTTTCGTTGCCGCTCAGACTTCCGGTGTTCAGCCAGTGGATACCAGCTTTCACTTCGTCTGCCACTTCTTTTGCCGCAAGGTAAATGGCTTCATTTTCAATACGTTCTATATCTTTGGACAAATCCTGTAATTTTTTCTCGTAGCTTTCAAAGCCATAAAATGTAATTTTTGCCATCAGCCCACCACCTCCCACCGCCATTCGTAATGAATATACCTTGTTTCTTCTTCGTATTGTACGGAATTGAGGTAATAGGAGATTTCCGCGTTTTCCAGTGCCGTTTGGATTTCCACAATGGCTGGATCGTTTTCTGTTCTGGTAAAAAAATCAATGGTGCCGGAAAGTACCTGCCCGACCTTTTGATTATCTGCCGCTAGTTCTTCTCCCTCTCCGTCCTCTGCCCATACCACATATCTGTCCGCCTTATGAAACGCGTAGAAGTGAAACACCGGTACATGAACTTGTCGTAATGCCTGTTCAATCATAGCTGTTTGGAACATCAGCACTCTCCAACCTTTCTAATGTCAGCTTTGTGATTTGCAAACCATTGTCATCTTTCATTTTCTGTGCCAATAAAACACGAAAACCACTGCCATCATCCAATTTTACAATATCTGTCATTCGAATATCCTGCCACAGAGGTATATTTACGACCGCATCGGCTTTTTGCTGGGCTTGCAATGCCGTATAATACCGCTGAAATCCCAAGGTATCATAACCAAAGTAATGCCGACCCTTTAAGATCGGCGTTTCCTTCGGCATAGCACCGGGCGGCGCTGTATTTTCCATGCGGTAAACTTCCAAAATACCATCATCAAATGTCATAAAGCACCGCCCTTCTGTTTGAACAGGATATTATTCAATTGGTACCGTAAAAATCTTGGCATGGTTGTTTCAGCAGAAGCACGTTTTCGGAATAAGTAAGCCGCGTAACTGATCACAGCCATATCACACGAAATATCATTTTTTATCAAGGTAATGCCTTCCGTTTTGATGGCTTCCTCTGCCTGACTGAGCAGTTTTTTCAAAAGTACGTCATTGGCAGAGGTCAGTAATTGCAAATCACATTTCAATACTTCCAGTTTTTCCTCTGCTGTCATCCTGATTCCCCCCTATGCGGTTACGCCCCTTGCTTTCAATTGTGTAATGATTTCATTGACCTTATTGGCAATGGTCGCCGCATCCGCAGATTCCGGTGTCGCAATGGCTTCAATGGCTGTCGCTGAGCCTGTCAGTCCTGCGCCCGCGGGACCTTGGTCACCTTTTTCGCCTTTTTCTCCCGGATCACCCTTGGGACCTTGTGGTCCTGTTTTTCCGGTGTCACCTTTTGGTCCCTGAGGTCCTACCTGTTCATTCGCGACCCCCTGTTCCAATTTATTCATTTTTTCAGCGGTGATCACATCGCCTTTGTTCCATGTTGTCGGTTCGTATGCCATATTCATGCCTCCTTATACAGTTTCATTTTCCGCAATGGTTGCCGTTCCGATCATTCCCGTCCCGATTACGGCATCTGTGGACGGGGGCGTTACTCCCCCTTTGTGATTTGAACGGTGTATACTTTTACAGCGTTTCCATTTTTCACCGTAACGGTCAGCGGATGTGCGGTACTGTCTGCCAGGAATGTGACTGTGCCACCGTTTTTCACATTCTTACCGTTATAGGAAATTTCAGCAGAAGCCTTTGCCTGTGCTGTGGTTGCTTCTACCTTTGCGCTTGCCGCAGAAGCCGCAGCAATGGTATAGGTCAATGTATCTGGATCAAATGATGGATTCAGGCTTTCTGACCCAATGACCAACTCATCCAGATCCGCATCATTAGCGGTATCTGCTGCGAAATCCATTTCTGTAGTAATTTCCTGATTATTGATATTAATGGCTACAAATGCCCCTGGAATGACAGGCTGTCCATCGGCACGTTCTTTTCCACGGAATACAGTGTTGTCCTGAATGAACTGTACTTCTGTAGACAGATCAATCTGCATTGCTCCTCGTTCAATCCACAGATACAGATCGCCGTATCCACCGATAATATCTCCATCAGGGATAAACTCCAGAATATCCACATTGCCATCTGTAATTGGCATCACACCTGCGATTCTGGATACGAATTCACCGGTTGCGGTGGCGCTGATGAGTTTTGCCTGAATCTGTGCATATGTTTTTGAGTTCATCGTCCAGAATTTATCACCACGGGCATATCTGGTGTATGTATTGCCCGCAGCCAACGCAAAAGCGGACAGGAATGGAATAGGTTCCATACTTGCGCCATCAATCTTGATCATATTGGTATCGCTCAAATCGACCCATTCCGGCGCGTTTGCGGGATATCCGGCCGGTTTAGAATCCTGTGCCAGTCTTGTCACAATCCCCAGAGGCATTTTGGATGTCGCACCTTTGCCGTAAAGAATGGCTTTATCGATGGCATAACCAATAGATTCAGACAGCATTTCCACAATCCAAGAAGCCAAGTCCAGATTGCTGGTGGTGTCCTCTAGCAAAGAGTTACATACTGGCACATAACCTGCCACCTTATAGCCATCCAATGTAATCTGGTGGAATACAAAGGAAAGTTCATTGATCGCACCGCACATTTCTGTCCAAATCGCTTCCGGTACCGTGCCTGCAATGGTCTGTCTGGCTTCACCCGCAACCTGTCTTACACGCACACGGTTCAGCAATTTGGAATAGCGGTACATATTTTCGGAAATCAGTTCCATGAAAACAATTGGAATTTCCAGATCACCGCCGGAAATTGCCCGTTTACTGCCTTTCTGTTCTCTCATTCTGCTCAGGAACGCTTTCACATCTTCCCTCTCCACAATGGCAGTTCTCTGTTCCATTGACAAAGAATCAAATGCTCTCACATTCATGGGAAGGCTTCTGATCTCAAATTTGCCCATCATTCTCTCCATCCTTTCTGTTGTTCCATTTTTTCCTGCTGTTCTCTGTTCCGGTTCTTCCGGTTCCTTTTCTGTTTTTTCCAGTTCCAACTCCAAATCGTCAATTTCATTCTGCAAACTTGTCTTTGCCGCTTCATGCGCCTCTTTTTCCGTTTCAAACTGATCGACCGCATCCGAAACAGTCTGCTGTTCCTCCTCTGTCTGGGCTTCCGCAATGGCAGCCTCCAGTTCTGACTCACGCTTGGTAAAATCAGCGTCTTTTTCTCTTAGTGCGTCCAGTTCTTTGTTTTTCTTATCCAACTTTGCTCTCAGCATAATTGCTTTCAATGCCATTTTTTACACTCCTTTCAAACGGTTTCGCATCATTTCCCGCCATTGTTCCGTTTTCTGTTCCTGTATCTGTTCATATCTGTGCTTTACCTCCGCAAAACTTTCCTGATTCCTTGCGGAAATGCTGGTTGCCTTATATGCCGGGAAAGTACATGGGGAAACCTCAAACAACGGGTCAACTTCTGTGATCTTCGTATGATAAATGCCCTCGTCGTCCCACCATTCTTCCTGACGTGCAATGTCAAATCCGAAAGAACAGCCGTCCACATCCCCTCTGGCAACTCTGGCATAACCATTTACCGCTTCCTGATCCTTTTCGTTGATTTCTACGCTGCCCCACAAACCAACCTCATCTTCCCGCAAAACCGCGGTTCCGTTTGCGGTAGAACCCATCACGATATTGCTGTCATGGTTCCACAGGACTTTGACGTCCTCACCAGAAGCAAGATAGCGCGCAAACGCGCCCCGCTCAATGGTTTCTATCCATCCGGACCAAACCTCATACGTCTGACCAAATACAGCAAAATACCCTTCCAGATATTTTTTTCCGCCTTCTTCTCTGGTTTTCATATCCTGCATTTTTAAAATCCTTTGTTCCACTTACTCACCCCCTTCATTAGATGGAATCAGCTTGCTCTGTTCTCCGATCATCCCTCTTGGAATATAGTTTTCCAGGATCACCAATTCATCCAGACCTTCTCTTGGCGATAAGCCCAGCCAATCCCTAACCTCGTTTCCGCTCATAATCCCTCGTACAAACTGATCATCCGCAATGGCTGCCATATCTCTAAGTTCGTAGTTATACAGGCTGCGGGGATTAAAACGAAAATACCACTCCGGTTTGATCAAAAGTTTCCTGCTCAATTCCTGCTCCATCATTTGCGCTATCGGCATGATGGTAGAAGAAATGAAATTGTTCCATGCCTCCCTTTGGAATTCCCCTACGCCCAAAACAAAAGACGGCACACCCAAAATAGAAGCTACCGTCTTTTTATCAAGCTGCACCATATCCGCCAGAGCCAAATCCGAAAGGGATAATGGTTTTACCTGTTCAATTTCAAATTGTTCCGCTGGGATCATCCAAGGTTCTCCCGCCTGTGTCGTATCAATATAGCTGTTCAGCAATTCCCTTCTGCCTTCCGGGCTTGCGAATTCTTCCGTCAAAGCGTCCACTTTCACTATGATGCTTGGTTTCCACTTGGACTGCATGAATCCTTTTTCTGTTGCGGCTGCCTGTTTCAGATTATTTGCCACATCCCGCAGAGCAATCGAAATGCCTTCGCCTTTCCATGGGTAGCTTGTGCCTGGATGCAGAACAAAATGCAGGATTTCATCCGGCTCAAAGGACATACCATTGATGTCCACCCTGTAATCCCATGTGGTTTTCGGCACAAAACTGACCATTCTTGCCGGAACAGGGTTCAAATCTTCCAAAAGTCCCCTTTTCAATTTAGGCAAAACAACCGCATTTCCGTCACCCTCCAAAAGCATCGTCCGAACAATCCATTGAATAAAGGCAGAACGTGTCATGTTTGTATTTGGATAAATATCCAGTTTACGGCTCAGTTCATTTCTGACACGAATATCCCCGTCCTCTGTGTTTTCCATCAGATGAATGGTCATGCTGCCGATCAGCTTTGCAATGCTGTTGACCGCAGTAATGATTTCCGGATTATGAGAAAGGCTCGTATAGCCATGACACGTCAGTACATCAAAAGCATCGGTACTGCAAAACCATGCCGTTGTCCGCTTTTTCATTGGCTCCGCTCTCACTTTGTTCTTTGATCGTCTTCTTTTGTTACTCATGTTTATCATCCCTTCCAAACCACGCATTTGCTTTTCTGCTACGTTCCATGTTTTCTAAATATCGAACACACGCAAAAACCGAAGCATCAAACAAGTCAATACGATGCTCCGGCTGTACCTTTTCATATTGAATCATATCATCCGTTTTTTCCACTGCCATTACATTCTCCACGCAATACTCGTATGCATCAGAATGCAGATAATAAAGTTTGCCGTCTTTCGCGCTTTTTTCAATATGGCGAAACCCCTCGGATTTTTTGTAATAATATTGGGGCTGGTCAATGATGTTGAAATGCGCTTGCTTCATACCAATGAAATATTCTCTGCAAAACTTTCGGTCATGTCCGACCTGTTTGATTTTGAATCCTTTCTTCCGCATATCCTGAAACCACCGGATCACGTCCGCCTGATTTACGGTAGGGCTGTTGCATAATGTAAGCCATCCATCCTCTGCCCACCCAAACAAAGGAATGTTATCCTGATCCGCTTTCAGATGTGCCGCTACCACTGGGAAAAACGCATGGGGGATAATAATATCCACTCCCTGATAATTGCCGAACAACGCTACGGCGGTCAAGTCATGCAGCTTAGACAGATCGGCGCCCCCATACCAGTCAATGGGAAGTTTCGCAAGCTGGTCCAATGTCCAGTGATATGTTCTGTCACTCTTTCGGAATTCATCAATGTCAAAGTATGCTTTCAAAGAATTGGTATAGACATTCAAAGACTTTGCGAAAAAATCTTTTCTTTGCTGCGGGTCATTCTGTGCCTGCAAAGCGTCATTCATGATCTCATTCGGTCTGATGGATACACCGTAAGCAGGATTTGCCATTTCATGTATTTTGGCATCTGTAAAGTCCACACTGCCATCTTTGATGCCTTCCGGCGCGCAGCACATGAAAATAAAATACTGCTCATCCTGAACCGTTCCATCTAATACCTTTCTGCAGTACTTCAGCCTTTGTCCCAAAAATAACTGCTCATCATCCCCTGCAGTGGAGATACCGATGATCAGTTTATTGGTATATGCTTTTTGCGCCTCTTTGAAAAGATTGTATTGTTTTGGTTTTTTGAGAGCATGTACTTCATCTACAATACAAATGTTGGCATTTAAACTGTCTTGCGCGTCTGGATTCGCTGCCAATGCTCTGATAAAAAAAGAACCATCCGGCAGCGATGATTCCATACTATGTTCGTTGTTGTTATCAATTACCTTGACGGATCCACCATCTTTGCTGTTTTCTCCCATCCTGTTGATGTTGTACTTTAAAAAATTGAAACTCTCCAATGACTGCATCAACGCCGCGGAAGCAATATAACACTTTGATCCGCTTTTTCTGTACAGCAAGGAGAGTGCCCATGCCAAAGCTGCTGCAAAGCTGGTTTTGATATTTTTTCTTGGGATGAAAATCAGGGCTTCATGAAATCTTACAATCTCTGTTCCTTTTAATTTGAACCCCACCAGATTGTAAATAATAAATTTGTGGAACGGTTCCAACAAAAATGGTGTTCCTCGAAGCGGCGTCCCATCCAGTCTTTCTCCTTGCTGGTGGCAGATCGTTTTCTCTATGATCTGGATACAAAACTCAGCCGCCTTGTAATCCATCCAATACTCCTCGTTCTCCAAATCCGAAAAAAACCGTTCCACAGCCTGTTTTAATTCTTCGCAAGCGATTTTTCTACCTTCTCTGATGCTTGTGGCGTACTCCATAACAACCGCCCAGTGCTTAGCTTTCGATTTCCGCAAGTGCCGCTGCCAAGCCTTTCTGTCTAGTATCTTTCTTTACCCCATCCCCCGTCAGCTTTTTGTAAGATGATGGGGTAAGCCCTAACTCCCGCCAGTACGCCAATGCGGTTTTATTCAGTTCATCCCAAATGACCAGAATCGGATTTTTCGTCATATTTGTTGAGCCGCCTTTGTTGGTATATTCAATAACAGATTTTCCTCCGTTTTCTTCGAATTCCTTTCTCGTCTCATCTCTCTGAACCAATATGAGGGCAAGGGAGTCTATGACACTGTCGTAGTTTTTCCCTTCAATTCCAAGTGCAGAGAGCTGCTTTTGTATTAAGTTTTTATACTTTGCTTTTGTCATCGCTGCCATTCCTGCACCCCTTTCATCATTTTTTCGCTCAGAGTTGGAAAAGTCTATACCCAAGCCACCAGATCACTTTCATTCTCATCCGCCATATAGGGGCGGGGTCACTTACGCCAGTCAATGCCTGGAATCGTCCTTCTCTGCAATGCGATTCCCATTTCTGTCAATGCTCCTGTACTTCTATTCTCCAGCTTATTGTGTGTTGCCATGCTCACAGAAATTAAATTCCAATCACAATAAGCATATTCAGGATATTCAGCCGCAGGATAGATATGATGCACGATTGTTGCCTGTACTCTCCTGCCGTATCTGAGTTCTATACGATCAAGGTATTGATCCATGCGAAGGATGTGTGCCCTCTTTCTTTTCCATTTCTTGCGGGTATAATCCATAACTTTCCCCCCTATGCAAAAGGGACACCAACATTTGGTTAGTGTCCCAACTTCATAATGCCATGATGCCATAGTAGCATAAAAGTAGGTCCCTTTGGTTACCCTTTTTTAGTCGAAAGAATATAAAAAAATTTTCTCCTGCTTTGATAAAACTGTCGTCGCCCAACCGACGCTCCCAGGTATTCATATGGAATACCATCAACCACATTACTAATGATATATGGTGAAAGTTCTTTATCCGCATTTTCCGCAGCCTGCTCAATCATTTTCATATCTGATTCTAGCTGCATACGTTGTATAGCTATATCTGATGTACGATCCACAGTTTTCTTTCCAACACTTTCTCCAATAGGAGGTGAAGAAATTTCTGTTATTGAACGTAGTTTTGATTGCTTTTCTCTATACTGCATACAGAAATACTTTAGTTCTCTGTAACGATTTGTCGATATATTGTACTTTTCAAGACGTAAGTCCTTTTTATTTGGCATCACCGATATTCCCTCCCCGTAGGTTTATGGCGAATCTGGATCCGTTCGATCAACTCGAAGTCACAGATCCGCAATAAATCCTTGATCAGTTTGATGATACGGTTGGCATTCTCATCGGCTTCCTGCTCTCGTTTATGTATGGCATGTAAAACTGGCGATGCAGTCGGGTCATAGTATCCGCTGCCATTTCGGCTGAGTTCGTCCATATTCAGTCCTCCTTGTCATCCACTTCGTAGTTTTCAAAAATCCACTGCAAAGCGTTCACATATTCTTGTTTCGTTATGCTATTAAACGGCATACCGTTTTTAACAACAATACTTATAGCCTCCATTTTTTCGGCGTTACTTTCTTGACTGTTATAGATGTTGCAAAAAATTGCAACTGCTTTACCTAATTTCATTCCATCACCATCCCGTTTTATTGAATACTTCAAACCTTGCTTTTACCATAGGTTGTTCCATAGCTGCAGCAATACTCATACCATGGTTACGGGCAAATGTAACAGCATACTCTCCGGCTGGGTTAAGCATTTTATCAGGTGCTTCACTACCTGCAAGGACTTTTGCTTTTTTAGGCTTTCCCTTGTCGTTGCATGCCTCATCGCAAGGCTTATCAAACTTCGAACAATAATTACAAGGTGTCATATACACACAAAAAAATGAATTTTTATTTACCATCATAGTTATTCCTCCTTATCGTGAATGTTTCCGATGACTTCAAAATCTTTTTCTGGGGTAAAGTCGTTCATCCAAATAGGGTTGTACGCACCTCTAACAATTACAAATTGACATTTCTCAGAAAGATATTTTACAGCAGCAGGGATTCCAGGTTTTTTGCTGCCAATTATTGAAATAATATCCCCATCGAAAATTTTGACGCCATTTTTATCTTTCAATCCTACGTACTGGCAAACCGTGGATGGGTCTATCTTATAAGTATTTACAACAGTTCCACCCGGAAATGGTTCAAAAACAGTCATTCGGTTCAATTCTTCTCCTGTAATGCTAGGGAACGGGAATCCCTCTACCCATTCTCCATTATCCAACCGTTTCGCCTTAAACAAAATCTCTCTCATAGCATCCTCTCCTAATTTTCCAAATCAATCGCTTCACCCATGCTATAACTCGCTCTATTTTCCGCTGCTTTGTTGAATGCTTCCACAAATGCCTTTGTTTCTTTTTCTTCGATCAGTTCATAAAACATATCCTCTGCCCAATCTTCGTACTGGTCATCACCAAGCATTTCCGTCAACGTGGTTATCAATTCTCTTTCATTGATCTGTACGGCATCTTTTACAGCTGTAAAAAATTCAAGATTATATCCCTCGTTATATGCAATACAGCTTGCGATTTCCCCTGCTTCAATGACTTCAGTCATTCCTTCTTTATATTTGACAATGATCAATTCACTCTCTGGTATCTGTGATAAATTTTTCATTTTTCCTCACCTCACGAATATTCTCTACAACTCACAGCGGTTCACCCGTTACAAAATAATACACAAGCTTGATAAACGGCGTAAAAACAAAGAAAATTGATAATACAACAACAAATAAAGTAGCTGCTGCGGTTTGCAAATGCGACTTTGTTCCAACTTTAAACGAAGCGTATATAATCACAAAAGCCAGAAACATCAGGGTCAGTTTATCCAACACATAAAATACAGCTTCAAAAAATGTCTGGATATTCATACTGTTCTCCTTATCCAACCATAATTTTTTTCAACATTTCCATACTTCCAATTTTCTCCCCGCACATTTCTGGAAGATTTGCCCGGACAAGGGCTTCCGCAAACGGCGGCGGTACTGCATTGCCGCATCTTGCCACCTGCTTTGTCTTTCCATAGGTTTTTCCGTCACAATCCTTATCGATGATGTAATCAGCAGGAAATCCATTTGCCGCATATAACTCTTTCGGTGTGAGCATACGCAGTCCAATATCACTGATAAAGTATTTTTGATTTTTTATGGAAATCAGCAGGATTTCATCACATCCGATTTTGTAGTCAGCATATCGATTGAGTAATTCTCTGATTTCATTCCAATGCCACAAATCTGTATTTTCTCTCTCCAATTTGACAATGGTTAAACCGAAATGTCCTGGGGACGTTGTAACAGTATGAAGTGGATCTGATATTTCTTGTCCTATTCCAGTTTTATAGAACTTTGATAAAAATGTTGCTGATATTCCATTATGATCTACCGCTGTAATTGTTCCCAGCGGCTCTTTTGCAGAACTTCCACAGCCAGTGTATCCACCGCTATAAAATTTTTCCATGTGAACCGCTGTCACCGCTTCCCTATCTTTCGCCGTTACCGTATGCAATGGATCAGCAGCAGAAATACCGCCTCTTTCGTTTCCATAGTATTTTGTAAGATATGCCGCCGAAACTCCATAACGGTTGGATGCATCCAGTGTCATCAGCGGTTCTGTTATTTTTTGCCCTCTGGCTTTTTCTGACTGTTCTGTGTGATACTGTACCAGTGAAGGCATCATCAAGCATTGCTCTGCTTTGGAAACCGTTGTCCTGACAGGTTCTTCCACGCTATAAGAACGATCTTTTGAAAAACCCGTTTGTCCTATGGCTGTCATTGCCGCAGAAAGAAGCATCTGTCCACCACCTCCTCCTGTTCGAATGGTATCTATGGGAGAATCTGCGGCATGTCCTGTCGCATTACTGGTATTGGAAACCGTCCAAATCGAATATGGTTCCAAAATCGGTGATACCAATCCATATCCGTTCTTTGCTGTGACAGTCTGCACTGGATCTGTTGTTTTCTGTCCCCTGAACTCTCCCGTATGATTTACCATAACCAAAAATGGCGCAGAAGTATTTAATACGAACTTGTCCAGCCCTCTGATAATTCTTTTTATGGTATTCTCTGCCAGCGGACGCACCGCACGAATTCCGTATTTTTCTTTGATTTCTGCTGATGTATCAAAAATAGAAGGACATGGCAGGGACCAATCTATGATTTCAGCCGCACTTCTCCATGGTTTTTTCCTGCCTTCTTTCACTTCTTCGCTACCTGCCGGCGCATGCGTCTTTTCTGGAAATACAATTGGCTTTCCGTCACATCGTGCAATCAGAAAGAAACGCTTCCGTATGGTAGGCGCTCCATAATCTGCCGCTACCAGTTCCCTATGTTCTATGCAGTACCCAAGGCTTTCCAGTTGTTCTTTCCATTTTCGAAATGTTTCTCCCGCTCTTCTTTTGACTGGTTTTCCTTTTCTCACAGGTCCCCATGTCTGGAATTCCTCCACATTTTCCAGAATGATCACTCTGGGACGCACCGTACCAGCCCATTTCAGTACAATCCACGCCAACCCTCGAATATTTTTGTCAACAGGCTTACCGCCTTTTGCTTTTGAAAAATGCTTGCAGTCCGGTGAAAACCAGGCAAGCCCTACCTTTCTTCCTCTGCACACTTTCTTCGGGTCCACATCCCAAACCGATTCACAATAATGTGTGGTGTAAGGGTGGTTCGCCTTGTGCATAGCAATGGCATCTGGGTCATGGTTTATGGCAATATCCACTGGGCGTCCAGTGGCAAGTTCAATGCCGGTAGATGCGCCGCCTCCGCCTGCAAAATTATCAACAATCAGTTCTTCTAATAAGTTGATCTGTTTCATTTCTTGCCCACCTCCTTCTTCAACACCTCATCCGCCACTTCTCTGATTTTCTGACAAATGATTTCAAACCATTCTCGATCACCGTTAAGGATTGTCCGTGCCAAATCCCGCATCAATCCTTTTTCCTCTACCCGCAGCCAGATGGCAATGAGATTGGGTTCATTGGGCATCTGGTTATCAAATATCCGATAAAACATGTACGCCAGCAGATGTTTCCGAATCTGCAAATTGATTTCATCAA